ACTTGCCGTCCGGACTCAGCTTCCACTCCTCGTCAGGATCTATATCTACAATACGGCACGCAAGGCGCGCTTCGCAGTTGAGACGGTTCTCAGCTACCTGTAACTCAATGGAGGCGTCGTACAACCGAGCTTTCATGGCAAAAATGGCCGCTCTGATGTCCTTGACCTTCTGCGAGGACTCCGCGAGCGTGGCTTGCAGTTCAATTGGCAGTTCGTGACGTGTCATTTCCCGACCCATCCTGTATTGCCACTTCCGCTCTGTTTCACGTACAGCGACGTCCCTGCGCCGCCGTCCAGACGAAGGAACAAAGAGCCGACGCCGGCGGTGACGACGCTTTCCGGCGATCCGCTACCGGCCCAGATTGTCGGCCCGATTGACCAAGTTATGCGCTCACCTGAAGAGTCTGAATCAAGCGCAAGGATATTGCTGAAGTCTGTAACGCTGACGCGAGTGCCTGATCCGGAACTGATCAAATTGGCGGACCCTGACGCAACGTTCTGGCTCGACACGAGATCCTCGCGAACCTGCGAATAGTTTCCAGAATTGGAACTGCTGGTGACCTTCACGCCGATATTGCTGAGATTGACCTCGCGAGAATTTGACGATGAGGTCAGCGTGATATCGTCTCCGTCGACAAACTGGCACGTGATCGCGCCGCTGTTCGCCACACGAAGCCGCGCCGTACTCCATCCTGATCCACCCGCACGCATCTGGGCGAACCACGCTCCGTAGTCACTGCCATTCTTTCCGATAAACCCAAATGCAGTATTGCTCCCATCGTAGATCGTTACCTGTCCGATCTTTCCACTACCACCGACAAGGAGATCTCCGGTCGTGATCTTCACCGCGTCGAGATCGTATATCTTCGCATTCGTGATCTGCGCATCGCCGATCTTTGCCGTGGTGATATTCGCGTCGATAATCTGAGCTGTCCCAATGGACGCCGCCGCCATGTTGCCCTGAGTGATCGTGCCGGTCACGATCGATCCGCCCGATCCACCAGTCACCGTCTCTGGCGCTGGCGTCGTCGGCTGGACCGCCGCCGAGGTCCGCGAGAGATCGTAGAGCGCGCGAACCGTGCGTGCCAGGTCAGGCTGATACGATCCCCACTCGATCGCGTACCGCGTCGTGGTCGGATTCAGCCACCGCATCGAGATTCGCCGGATGGTGAACTGTCCGGACAGGTTCAACGTCTGCGAGGCATCCAGCGTCAGATAATCCCCGACGTCGAGCCCGTCCACGTAGGTGACCAGCTCGCCGCCGATCTGCGGGTCTTTGCGCTCGGCGAGCACTACCGCCGCCTTGGCCGCCGCCTCCGCGTTGCTCTTGATCTGCGCGTCAACGATGGTCACCTCGAGCGTGCCGTACGCCGATATGCTCGTCGCGTCCGACGCCGCGCCAGCGAACCGCACGCCGCCCGTCGTTACGCCGCCTTTGACCTTCACTGAGTTTGCCGGATTGCGCCACTCCATCGAATACCGAAACGTCTCGCGCTCGAACGGGAATATCGTCGCGAGGTCTGGCTCCTCGCCGAGTTCAAACGGCGCCGGGCGTGCTGATGGCAGAAACCAGTGAAGTTGCGCCTCGGCGTCAATGTAGTAAATTGCGCCCGTTTTCTCCTGGAGCTTCTGAAGGACCGACCGCACCGATTCGCCCTCCGTTACCTCGAACGTCGTGAGCGTTGCGGTCGACGCCACATTCGTCGTGCTAATCGATGGCAGGTACGCCGCGAAGACCGCGAGGATAATGGCTTGGTCGGTCTGGGATGAGTAGACGACCGTCGTATCGACAACCGTGCTCTCGGCGAGATAGTTCTTGTCCCGGCATTCGATCCGCATCATGTTGATGCCTTCGACGCCAGGCGCCTCACCGAACAGCGGACCGCCGAACTCTGGTTCACCAAATAGCGTCGTCGCGCCGGCCACGGTTCGCCGCGCCACCATCATAACCGGATCGCATTTGACCACGTTGCCGGCAAAGATACGGATACCAGCCCCGTCCTCGCCGAATAGCGTGTCGCCAAAGAGCGTCGAACCATAGAGGCCCGCGGCGCCGGACGTGCTCGACTCCGCGCTCTGAAAGATCTCGACCGCATCGCCTGGCTGAATAATATCGGTATCGAGCGGATCATACAGCACCAGCATCTGAGCGCTGCCCATGCGGTCGCCGGATGCAAGTTCGATCTGGAAGTCTCGAAGCAATGTTGCGGCGATGCGTTCGACGTTGCCGACGAGAATGGATCCGAGTCTCATTAGAACGGTACTCCTACGCTTCTCAGCGCTCCCGCAATGCCCTGCTGGCTGTTCACGCCGTTGATATTCACGATGGTAGTCTGCGTCGTCTGCGTCGTGTAGTTCGAGGACTGACGCAACGATCCGAGGCCGGAACTCAGACTCATGATCGAGGATTGCAGGTTGCTGAATCCGGTAGTCAGCGCGTTGGTCGAGTTCAGGTTGGCAATGGAGCTCTGAAGGTTGCTAAACCCGGCCGTGATCGAGTTGCGCGAGTCGGTGTCGCGGATCGCGTTTGCAATGTTGGTGAAGTACGTCGATAGCCCGGTGATCTGAGGACCGATAGCGTTGGCGACCACGCCGCCGATTCCGGATAGGCCGTTGGTCAGATTCGTGAACAATCCTGGCATTGCGTTGCGCGTGTCGTCCTGTGAGCCTCTTACCTCGTAGGTTGCGTTCAAGATCCGCTCCAGCCAAAGGTTCGACTCGGCGACTGCGGAGTTTCCGTCGTTTTGCGCAAAGATCAAATCGTGGAAGAAATCCTTGACGTTAATGATCTCGTTCTTCACGTTGATGAGTTCGCGCCATAGCTCCATGCTCTTGCCGCGAACCTCTTCGGTAATGTCGGTCAGCGTCGGAATAAGGACGTTGTAATCGAAATTGGCTGTGTCCAGCTTGGGATAGTACATGTTCACTCGGTCCATGAACGGCCCGTGGAAGTCAGTTTTCAACTCGCGCATGGTCACTTCCATCTTCGCGATATCGGCCTCCATGTGGCGGCCCTGAAGCCAAGCTGCAATTTCCATAAATGCTGAGAATACTGGGGGTAGCAAACTACCTGGAGCGCCACCTTCCTCTCCGCCTGCTCCGCCGGCTATTGATCCAATTCCGCCGGGTGCTGATCCGCCGCCTCCTCCACCTCCAGAAGATCCTCCGCCGCCGATTCCGAACAATCCTCCAATCTTGGATCCGAGTGCATTCAACGGCCCGTCGATCAAATTCAAAAACGCCTTAGCCAGTTTTTTCTCGACGTACTCAATCGCGATCTCGGCGATCTTCATGCCGATTGATTCAAGCGCTCGGATTCCGGCGTCCTTGAAACCGTCCCAACCCTTGCCCTCGAAGAGATCGACCAACGCGCCAGCCATGTCGCGATTGAGGTTGCGACCGATTGCCGTCAGGTCATCCTTGAGCGTCTGCCATTTGGTTTTTTGGTTTCCGACGTGCAAGTCGAGTTGCTGCTCAAGTTGTTTTTGCCGCGCCAGATCCTCAGCGCCTACAGCCTCGCCCGCCGTCTTCTGTGCAAGAACCTTTGCGTCAAGTGCTGCTTTCTCGGCCGCCAAGATATCCCGCGCCGAGGCAACGCCGCTATTCTTGATCTGCTCATACCAGATCGCCGCCTGTTCGGCCTTCGTTTTAAACGTCGCGGTAGATGTGATTCCAAGCCCCTTGTAGGCATCCTCGACCAGCTTCATCTGCGCGAGTGCGTTCTGGACTTCCTGAGGCAATCGTTCGGTAATCTTGATGTCAATGATCAGTTGCTCTTTGGCTTTGTTTGCGATCTTGTCATGCTCGCGACCGAACGCGACCGCCAGCTTTGTGTTGCTCTGCTCCCACTGCGTATTCAGCGCCTCGAACTTGGGAATGTTGTCCTGAAACCACTTCAACTCGTCGTTGTAGCGCTTCATCATGTCTTCGTGGCCCTTGGCCTGGCGCTCGGCCACGCGCTCAGGATGAAGCGCATCAAAGGCGGCCTGGAGTTTGGCTTGCGAATCGGCGACGTCCTGTTCGGTCTTCAGTCCGCGCGTGTACTGCTCGTACGTCAGCCGGTAGGATTCCTTAGCCTCGTCGACGGCTTTCTTGAGCTGCTTCGTCGCGTTCTCGGCCGTTCCGGTCGCTGTCGCTTTATCGGCCAGGCTCTTACGCACCGAGTCAATGCCGCCCTGGTAATCCTTCATCGTCACGCCGGTTTGATCGGTGACGTCTTTCATCGCCGCGGTGGCGGTCTTGAGATTGTCGGCCGCGGTCTTCAACCTGATCTGCGCGTCCGTCACCTGTTGAGCGGTGGCATTGCCGTTGCGTTGCGCCAACTCGAGCGCCTTCACGTTGCGTTCCGCGGCGTCGTATTCGGTGCGCGCATCTCGAACCGATTTCATTACCGCGTCAATCTTCGGCTTCGCCCGGTCGAGTTCGCTGTTGTAATTGCGCTGTGCGGTGACGAGGTTCTCGTTGGCTCGCTTCAGTTCCTCGCTCGATGCCTTGCCGTCCCTGTATTTCGTCGCGACTTCCGCAGCCTTATTCTTCGCATCCTCGAACGCATCCTTGGCCGCCTTCATGCTCGTCACCGTCTCGGAGCCCATGGCCGCAATCTTGGCCTTTGATTCGTCCATGGCTCCGACTACGGCGGTCTTCATTGTCCCGAACGCAAGGCCTAGCGCTTCGAGTGCCTGCTTAACGCCAGGGATGTTTGCGAGTGCGCCGAGAAATTCAGTGATTTTCTCAGTCACCTTTTCAATGACTGGCTTGAGCGTGGAGGCGAGAGAATTAGCCAGAGACGAAACAACTCCCACCGTCGCATTCAGCGCCGCCATGAGTGTCGATCCAATGATGTTCGCGAGCGTCAGCGCCACATCGGCCACAAAGCCAAATACCGTCTTGAGCGCTTCCCATGCCGCGATCAATCCGCCGGCCACCAGCGCCGCGGCCATCTCTGCCAGGAAACCGATCAGCGAACCGATAGGAACAAGCAGCGGCGACAGCGCGTCCAACAGTGCCATGAATGCCTGGCCAAGCGGAGACAGTGCCGTGCCTATCGCCTGCAAGCCATCCCACAACGCGCCGCCGATCGCCACCAGGCCTTCCCACGCAGCCTGCAATCCGCTGCTGATGAGGTCGGATGCGAACGTACTGAACGCCAGCCCCGCGGCAAGCACGGTGTCAACGATTGGCTTAAGCGTGTCGTTCCAGAACCCCATCATTGTCGCAGCGAGCCCGCGCACCGACTCCTGGACCGGCCCGAGTTGCCATTGCTCGAATGCATAGCTCGCCGCAACCACGGCCGCGGTAATGCCGATGATGGCCGGCGCTACGGTCGTGAGTATCGCCCCGAGTCCGGCCACGCCAAGAGCGGTTCCAACCGCGGCGACCGCAGAAGTAAATCCAGCAAACACCAGCAGCAACGGACCAATCGCAGCAAGCAATCCAGCGAACGCCACCGCGCCAGTCTGGATTGGTCCAGGCAGTCCAGCAAACCCGGTCGCCATGTCGCGGAGCATTCCGAGAATCGGAGTCGCGATTTGGAGAACCATGGCCCCAAACGGCAGAAGTGCCGTTCCGATGTCGGCCAAAATAAAACTCAGTTGGTCTTTGAAGTTTGACCACTGCCCGGCGAGTGTGGCCATCTGATTGGCCATCATGCCGCCGAATTGCGATTGCATTCCTTCGAGAATCGCAGGGATAGCTTGCGTCGAAGTGATCATCCCCGCCTTGGCCATCTCCATTGCGCGCGGGATGCTTACACTCAAGCTTTGCGCAAGCGCGCCCCATGCATTGATTCCGGCCTCGGCGAGCTGATTCATCTCCTCGGCGCTTACCTTGCCCTTGGCGTTCATTTGCCCGAGCGCGGTGGTAATCCGGTTGATGAGTTCCTGGCCGCCGCCAAGTCCGGCTACGGCATCGCCAATCCCGGTCATGATCGGGATAACTGCAGTTGCCGCAAACCCCATCGCTTGCAACCTTGTCGCCGCGCGCTGAAGGTCGGGGAACTCAAATGGACTGCTCGCCGCAAAGTCTCTCAACTCGCTTAGGAACTGGCCGGCCGCGGTAGCCGACCCCATCATGGTCGTGAATCCGATAGTTGCCTGTTGGAACGATGAGGCCAGATTCAACGCCTCGCTTGCAAGCCCGACGATTGGAATTGTGAACCCCGCGCTCAGCGCCAACCCCGCCGCACCTGCATTCGCAGCGAACTGGTTGAGCATAGAGTTTGTCGCGTTGATCTGCTCGGCCGTGTAGCCGATCTGGCCGCCAGCCTCGCGCGAAGCCGATTCAAGTTCGGTGAGTCCAGCCTTTGCGCGGTCCTTGCCCTGGACGAACCCGGACACGTCGAGTCCCAAGGTTCCCATCAGTTCCATGATTGTCAATGGCGTGTCTCCTGAGACTCAGTTTCTCACGGATACATGGATGAGCGATTATGTTTGGAAACTCACTGGGTAGCCCGGCCCGATGAGGGAAACCGAACTACCCATGTCAAGTGAGGTAAGGATATGCATCCAGAATAGACGATTTACCGTCGCTGCGAGATCATCGTGGACACATCGGCCATGATCGCGCGCGGGTCATCAAGCTCATCTTCACTGGCAATCTCGCTCGCTGGAATGTCCTTGAGCATTGCGAAGAACTCACCCGCCGTGATCTCGCCGCTCGCGGTGGGACTTGCCACCCTGCCGATGCATTGAGCCAGTCCCCATAGACGGGATTCTGTGCGGCGCTCGATCTTGAGATGTTCGCTTGTGAGGAGATCAAAACCACGGAGCGTTAGGCTCGCCGTCTCCTCGGCAGTGAGTCTAAGATGGCATCGCGCGATTCGCCAGGTTGACTCCCACCACGCTTCGCATTCGTCGCTGGTGAGATCGATGTAGGGCGCGCTGGTTCGGTCACCTCTTCGGCTTTGCGCCGCGGCCCGTTGTCCGATGCAGCGTTGAGAATGACAGGAAGGAGCTTCTGAAATGTGGGGATGTCGAGCGCGAGGTCGAGTTCGTCTTGAGAGATTGGCCAGATACGCTTACCGTTCCCGTCGATCTCGTGCGCCGCGGCATAGACGAAGGCTGAGAAGTCAGTCATCGACGTATGGCGCAGGATACCGAGGAGATCAATGTCGGTCTTGAGGAATACCTGCTCGAATGCCTCTTCAGGAGTGAGTACCTTTCCGTCATCGTCGATCAATTCGCCTTGCTCGTTGCGCTTGCCGAGCGTGTTGGAATTACGCGTCTGACGAACTTCCTTGATGAGTTTGAACGATGCGTTCTGCAATTCTCCGAACCAGTTCATGAAGAATTTGTTTGTGAGTTGCTCGAACTTTTTGTAGGTCGCGAAATTGAAATGGAGCGTCACGTCGCGCCCACCAATTTCTACGGTTACCGGTCTGCTTGTCGGGTCCATGATTGTTGTCGGGTCCTTCCACGAATTTACTCGGCGGCCGGACGAAGCGTGGAAGTTCAACGCCCGGCCACCGAAACCCGCTTGCGCGAGAGCTTGTTGACTAGGACGGTTCGGCAGTATTCGCCGTGGTAATCGCGCCCGTCATCATAAGTTCCATATTCGCACGGATCACGTTGTCGACAGGCAAGTCGAACTGGTGCGAGGTAACGTACGCCGCCGCCTCAAAGTAGCCGATCGACGCCGGCAGCACGCAGCGATAGTTCGCGAGAGTGAGAGCAATCAACTTGCTCCACAGCCCGGTCGCGAAGGCGTGCGCGGTGTCCGTCTTGTCGTAATTGAGAGGGAAGCTGAACGAACCCGGATCAATGAGCGTCGCCAATTTTTCCATCCAATTTCCAGATGTGGAGTGCGTGGTAACGTCCTGAACGGTGGACTTTGTGGTCGGTCCGGCGATGCTTCGGACCTGAGTAATTGTGGTGTAAACTTCGGGCGATGCTCCATTCCCGAGTTTGATTAACGAGCCCTTGGCGGACCGAATGGCCATGTCAATTCTCCATTCGCCCTTCCACTGGCGCTTCTAAATCATATTATCAGCCTGAGCGGCTCTAAACACAGCAACGGATTCCTCGGCGGTCCGTACGGTACTCAGCCTCTGAGCGACCTTGAGGCGATTAGAGCGCTGTTCGGCAGTCAGGTCGAGCGTGCGATGGCGCGCTTCCCATGGCCTTGTTGCCGCGGGGTTGTCGCTATAGGACGGCATCGAAGCAAACGCCAGTTCCGCCATTTGGAGCGCGCTGCGCAGCGTCCTTATTTGCGCCGGATACGGCACGTTTTGGAGGTTGCGAGTCACAGATAAGAGATGGTTCGCCGCATCCTGAACGCGGAAAATGTGCGTGCTCACGTCGATGATGATGGCGATGTTTTTCTCGCAGAGCTTTACTTTTCCTGGCGAGTCCTCGCGAGGAAAGAAATCGAACTGCTCGATGAGAACTCGCGCGCAGTGAACCGCGATTGCCGATACAGAGTAGGCGCCCGCGCGTTCCCTGGCTCCGTGTGCCGCCCGTCCGGTCGCCCGGGCGTTGACCCCCGTCAAGTTGTATGCGGCCTCGTCCGCGGCCTCGTAGCGCGGCATACGCTCGGCGATTGTCTCGATTGCCTCGGTCGCCTCGCGGAGCCGCTGCATGTCGATGTCGATATTGTCAATGAAGTCGTAGGAGCGAAACTGGCTCATGAGCGTAGCGATCGCCCGCCGCGCCTCGTGGCTCATCGCGTAGACGTCGATCAACGTGGCGAGCGTGTTGGTCGAGTACTCATACACCCCATCCTCGCGCTCAACAATATCAAAGTTCATTTCCAGGACGGCCGCCGCATGGAGCGCCGCGGCGGATACTCGGCGAGTGCCGCTACCATTTTCCAGGGACATGGATCCTCCGCTCAACTTTGTCCTCACCTTCATCGAACGCAGTGGCGCCGCCCGGACCGGCCTCCTCTTTATGCGACTTGATCCAGTGGTCTGCAATCTCGCGCGGTTCCCAGTGATCGTAGGCGCAATCAGGACAGCGGTAGCGGACCTGGCCGGCGTATCCGACAAAGGACTCAAAGCCCATGCCGTCGACTCCTAGAATTGGTTGTTGTTTTTCTTCCACTGCCTTTGATTGTACGCCCGAGAACATCTTGTAAGCATTCACGTCATCGCCGATCCATTGACGTAGCCGAGAGAGATCAGGGTCTCCAGACCATCGCCCGTCGGCTTCCTGCCGGTGGCACTGGCTCACCCCTGGCCGCCCGGGCATGCCCTTGATGCCGACTACAGACGCGCCGCCGAATAGTGCTTCTGGTGATCCGGCCTTGCGCCAGAGGTACATGTCGATCCATGCGCGGCACTCGAGCGCTTCAATGAGGATTGGAAGTACGTATCCTCGCATTGAGGTCGCGCATAGGCTGGCGTGCGGGACAGGATTGTTCATTTCAAGTTCATCAAAAACTCGGAACGCTCGGTTCTTCACGTGGTAGTAGCGCGCCGGTATCTCACCTACGAGCCCGAAGGCGAATTGATTCATGACGTCGCGTTGCGTCTCGATGTAATCCGATCTATACCGGTCGTCGTCCTCAAAGAAAATTATCTGGTCGGTCGGATTGACGACTCCGCGCTGAATGTAATCAACCGCCGCCATCATGTTTCGATGCTGCGTATTCGGCTCTGGGAACTCAGGCCACCGCGGTTCCGGACGGATTACCGTCTGCCCCATTGTGCACTTTGTCGCCGGATCGCAGTCGTCAACCACGAGCCACAGGTCAGGCTGTACCGTCTGCCGCGCCATGTACTTCTCGCAGAGCGCGAACGCTTCCGGCCTTGCGCCGGTGCAGGTAATAGCGATGATCATTTCCAAATCCTCCGAAGCGATGCAGTCAGGATAGCCACTGCGAATATGGCACAAGCGACCGCAACGACTACCACGATCATGTGTACCGTTTCATGCGATCCAAAGTGTTCTCCGTGATGGTGGATCATTTGCAGGCCTCCGCGAATGCGTGCGCGTAGCGAGCGGCGGACCTTCGTCGTCGTGTAAATCTGCGATCCTCTTCTATCGAGACAGACAGCGCGCGTAGCGATACGGCGGCATCCCTCCACGATTGATCCATTTCAAGCAATCCTTTGATCCATGCGCGGACCACGACTGGCATGATCTCCTTGGCAATCTTCATAATCTCTTCTTGCGTCAGATCTTCCACGCGTTTCATTTCGGTAAGTCTTCCTTCTTCCCTGCCATCTTTTCAATTTCCGCAAGATCGGCGTCGCTGACCTCGCCGCCGAGCTTCAGTATCCATTTCGTTTTCGGCCACCAGAAAAGGAACCACGCCCGCGCGTCTGCCTGACGTTGAGCTACAGGGACGCCTTCGATCAGGTTGTTCACCAGCTTGAGCGCTTCGGTGATAAGCGCGACGATTGCAATCGGGATCATTTCGCCACCTTTCCGCACTTGCGCTGAAACACGCCGGCGTTGTAACCGTTCCGGTACGCCAGCAAAAGTAGCGGCGTCCCGAGAAATCGGTTCTCATGCTTCATTTCGACGCCGCGGATCCCGTCGTCTCTCCCTGCCTCGTACTCCATCACGATCCGGCTTGGCGGCTCCGGTTCGTGTGCCTTTCCGCCCGGCTTCGGGATGATCGCGCCGCGCGCTTTCTTCTTACCCATCGTCAAAGTTCTCATCGAAACCTCCATCGAATCACGATTGCCAACACAAGCAGAAACGCAGCCATGAGCGCGTAGGTTGGCTCAGGGACAGCCGATACCGCGGGATCGTTGGCCACGTACGCCACGAGGCGCTGTTGCTCACTGATCAAAACGAGCGGCCCGTTGCTCTCGACCCAGTACGTGTACTGCGACCAGTCTATCTCTGACGTATCGGTGATCATGCGCCCGGTCGCGAGGGGAAAGGATAGCGGAGGGTTAGCTGTCATGGCCTTTTTCTAACTCCAGCGAACAACAGAAAGATCGTCTCAAAAATGAAGTAGCCGATGTAAATCAAAACAAGCAATGCAACCATCGCCAAAAGAATTACGACGAGAATATCAACCCCGGTCTCTGCTATCTGGTGGATAGTTTCCGTCATGGCTTCGACCCCACGTCGTACGGATGACACTCGCGCACGTGCTCCGATGGCTCATCCTCGTTAGTCTTCGGATACGTGCGCTCTCGGTTGATCGACTGCTTCGCGATGATCGCGTGCAGAAGCATTTCCGGAGATCCGCCGGCGCGCCAGTAGCCATCCATCGCAAGGATCATGATGTCCACCCACTCACTGAGATCGTCCGGATTCTCGCGTACCTCGGCGCATTCCTTCTCGATGTGCTTCGTAATACCGATGGTGCGGCGACCGCTTCCGAACGTGCGGCGCGACCAGTCCATCTGATTGGCGAGGACTTCGCGAAGACCGCCGCGGGCTTGCATGAGGCCACGGTTGGAGAAGTGTTGAAGAGCCGACGCGATATGCTTTTCGACCTCCAGTATGTCTCCGTATACGCAGGCGTCCTCTGCTATCTTTTCGGCAACCTGAGTCACCGTTTTTCCTTCAAAGTCCATGCTTCAACTCCTTAAATTTTGCGAGCGCTTCGACTTGAAGCGCCTTCGATTCGTCGACCGTCATCAGCGTGTGAAACGTTGAGCGCCGGTCGTGGTGAATCAGTACGTCCCGCTGAAGCGCCAGACGGAACCCTTTGGCCTCGGCCAGCGCACAGTAATGATCGTCGCCACCGAACCCACCGTACGGAACGAACGCCTCGTCCTGGTAGCCGACCGTCTCCAGGCACCGCCGCGAGATCATGGCGCAGAAGAACGCGAGCATCCGGCCGGGTGGCAGCGCGACCCAGTCCT